GTAATCATTCTCTTCTTGAAGATGACTCTTTCATTGTACATCTTCTCCATCAATTCTGGTAAGAACCCACGAACATCCTTTCGATACATTGCACCATTCGCACAGATTGCATTGTCCTTATACATCTCAAAAGTTACTTCCTCATTAAGTATCTTATCAACTGTAACTGTTGGATGTTTTTGTTCAAGAAGAGTCTCTGGGGAAATATTATATTGCATAATCAGATGTGGATATAGACTATTCAAGTCAAAAGATACCACCCAATCATACTTACCAGGTATCGGTTCTTTTACATATGCACCTGCATATTTTTCAGACTTATCAGACCTTTCTTTTGGTGGAATAACAATGTTTCTTCTCTTCAAATAATTGTATATGATTGTGTCCCACATTCTTACCTGATAAAACACATCTTCATAGTTGACCTTTGCATCATACGCCATTGTCAAGGCAAGTTCAATCAACTTCATCTTGTCTTCTAATCGGTCAACAAGTTCTACGTCAATGATGTTGTATTCAACAAACTTTTGCCAACCTTTTGTGTAGAAATCCTTAAACGTATCAAACTCACTGTGGTCTAATTTCTTTTGTCCAAGTTCAACAGATGCAATATAATCCAAACGATATGATTCTTGTGCCTTGTAAGTAAACTTCTTGTATAAGTCAAGATAATCTAACTGAGATACTCCACCAATATCATATGAAATATGTTTGCGACCTGCGATAAAAGTTTCACATTCAGTAACCAAACCCCAAGGTGACATTCTCTTCATTAACTTACCACCAAGAACTCTTTCAAGTCTACGACAAACATACGGAATATCATACAACTTACTGTTCCAACCAGTAATAACCTCTGGTGTATTATCTTCAATCATCCACCAGTTTATGAATGCATTTAGAAGTTCATACTCAGTACTGAATGACTTGTAAATTACATTCTTCTGTTTATTATTGAAGTCACCAACACCCCAAGTAATAATTTGTTTTGTTGTATAGTCTTGTAT